TCTATCAGCTTTCTTTCCATGAAAAAGACCCAAGAAAGGTCCATTTTAAAAATGAAATAGAAGCAGGAAAACAGTTCTTTGAGTACATTCGTTCTAGATTCCCAGACATTCCTATCTACTTTATACCTGGTAACCATGAGAATAGGTTTGAAAGATATCTTAGAATAAAAGCATCTGAGCTACTTGATATGGATGAATTCAGGTTAGATGTAATCTTACATGTTGCTGAATACAAAATTGAGTATCTTCCATTCAGAACCAAAGTTATCTTTGGTGACTTCCTTATAGAGCATGGTGATAAGATTCCTGGAGCAGGTGGTGTAGTACCAGCAAGAACTGCTTTAATGAGACTTAAAACCAATTGTATTGTAAATCACTTTCATAAAAGTTCTCAAAGCTCACAAAGAGTTTATGGAACTGGTGAGTCTAGTACAATAAGAGCATATAGCCTTGGATGTCTATGTGAATTAGCTCCGGACTACATGGAAATAAATGAATGGAACCATGGGTTTGCTATTCTAACAAAAATTGATAATTTAGTGTCCGTAAATAATTACAAAATAGAAGACAACACAATTATCTAATGTTCCTACCAATAGTACTAAAAGACAAGGATGGAGAATATATTGAGCATCTCAATATAACTCACATTACCAGAACTTCATTTGTTAATGTGATGAATCCTGATGCAGGAACCAAAATCCATTTAAGAACAGGAGAAGTATTAACAACTCCTGCCCCTATGGATATTGTTCAAACTCAAATAGATGAGTGTTATAGGTCTGCTGCTGCCATGATAATGTTTAATATCCTAGCAGAAAAAGCACAACTATCTAAAATTACTGATGACGTTGATACCCTTGATGGACTGCAACCTGGATCAGATGCTCTATAGCAGGTTTAGCTAATTCTGATTTAGTATCCCAATCAAAGTTATATACCTTCCATTCACCATCTAAGCTTTCATCACTTGCTGATGAAATTAAACTTAGACCTGGTAGTAAATCTAGTATGTAATAATAATAATCATAACCATTTTGGCTTTCATCATCTGAGACTTCTACTTTATCAAAGCCAAAGTCAATTAGTTCTTGTTCCGTCATTTGTTAATTCTTTAGAAATTTGTTTGGCTAAATAAGTTGAACACTGATACTTGTACTTAATATAACTTTCCACTGCTTTAGGAATCATGTTAAGTATGTTCTTGTTCTTAAGTTTCATCTCTCTGATGATATACTCCTTTTGTAAGTTTGCCATTATGTTACTTTTCTATCATTGTTTCCATAAACACAGTGTGATTAAGGATTTCAAAAGCATATGTATAATTTAAATTCTTATATGCTTCATTGTCTTTAGAATATATTCCGTGCTCTTTGATTCTTAGATCTCTTAGATTCTGTATGCTTAATGTTACTATAGCAAGATTATCTCTGTCATCTGATTTCATCATACTTACAATGTTTCTTATCTCAGATTCATTTAGATAATTATACTTTTTCAACAACATTAACTCAGCCATATACACAAAAGGGCGGAATTCATCCTTCTTAGACCCTTTATGGTACATATACCATAGATAGTTCAGATTACCATCTGCACCATCAGTAATATTATAATGTTCTTCGGCAATTGCTGCCACAAGTTTTAGCATTTCTTTTGTATCTTTCATAAATTTTATTCTAGAAAATATACCTAATTGTGTTCCAATGTATGATATCATCATGAAGTTTTCTAAATTCTTCAATATATCTGGATTTGTCTGATGATACATATCTAATGTTCTCTCCTCCATACTGGGATATTTTGGTTTCTTGGATTTCTGGTTTCCAAATAAGGTCCTCGCCAGGAATTTTATGTTCCAAATTATACTCATGTTTTTTTGCATTATGTGTAAGAAATATTACTTCTGCTTTTACATTTGAAAAAGACCGATTAAAATACTTTCCATCACTACTATGAGCAAAAATATCAATGTGCTCAAATAGTTCTTTGTACTGATCTAACCAATTATCATGGACAATTACAGGACTAAAGTTTAAATGTACTTCATATCCTGCTAGAACAAATCTAGTAACGGCATTTAATCTTTCTATAATATTTGATGTATTAGGTTCAAGTATTTCTCTCAACTTCTCCGGCATAAGACTAAATCTTATTCTAATCTTACCTTGTGGATTAAACTTAAGAAAGTCATAATTTACATACTTAGTAGCAAATGAACCCATAGCAAGTGGATGGTCTCTAAAGAACTCAAATATTCTTTCCCAGTCATGATACTTAGCATGTAAAGCAAAGTCTTCATTGCATGAGATGTCATAAGTAATATATTCTCCTGTTTGATTAGGCTTCTCTACATCAGCAAACCAAACATGGTTGTTAATTGCTGTCAGGATATCCATAGGATTTGTTGCTATAGTTAATCCTTCCGGCTTGTGTCTCTTCATATAACAGTAAGAACAGTTATACAAACAGCCATGACCAAAAGAAGGAGCAATGTAATCAGTGCTCCTTCCACTTGGTCTAATCTTCATAGTCTTTCTAGTAACTTTCTCTACCAACGTTTCTGAAAGTTAATAAAAGCTGATGCATTCTTATTGGAATCAAATATCTTGGGCATCCCGTGTTTATCTAACACATCTTCCCATCTAGTAAAGAACCATAAGAATTTAACTTTCTTCTGTACAGAGAATCTTGTCTCTGACATTGGTGTAAGTTTTACCATTAATACTCTGTAACCCTGCTTATCCTCTCCTTTCCTTAAAATAATCATATGTGTTGGTTTTTATTTGTTAAGATTTATATTATTTTTCTGTAGTATATCATAGAAACTCTCTCTGATCCTTTCTACTATTTTCCATTCCTCTTCACTTAACTCCTCATATTTCCATAGTGTTCTTAGCTCTTGAGATATATCCCATAGAGCTGCATACATGTTTCCACCTTGTGTGGCAAAATCAAATTCTGCTTGATCTTCAGGTAGATTAAATTCAAGTGTTGCTTTCATATAAAAAAAGGTCTTATTGTTATTACTCCTACTGCAAAGCCTAAACTAAAGGCTAATGCAATTAATGCTCTTTGTTTAAGGGTCTTTACCTCAATAGTGTAGTGGTTCATAGGTAAGCAAAGAAATGGATTAATACCAACCATTATAACCATACCTATCCAATTTTTATCTATCAAAAATCTTAATCCTGCTATTGAATTTGCTTCAAGCACTATGGCAGAAACAAATACTATTAATAATTTCCACCACTCTACTGCTGTTTGTTTCATATTAATGTGTTTTATAGCACCCAAAAGTGCATTAGTTTATCCCTTTAATAACAAGTTTATAGACTTAAATTTTGTCAAGTTTTTTAAGCCTATAACTTGACATTATTCAGGCAATTCTTCACCATCTTTACCAGTAACTATACCCATCAGCTGTTTCATAATAGCATCTTGTGTATCTCCCCAGAACATATCACATTTAAATACATTATCTGTAATAGTATATGGTGGATCTAAAAAGTATGCTTGCCAATGTTTATTAGGTGTTTCTATAAATCTCTTACATTTTTCTTTTACCGGACAGTCAAAGCCATGGCATTTTGTTATATCACTCATAATCATTTGTTTATCTTAACTGTATCAACTATTTCCAAAGTTACAGATATTACTCCAGACTTTACAAAATTTAGTTGCTTGGCACATCCATAACTTAAATCTGCAATAAAGTGTGATGACTTTGGTAGTCTATCATTAACCTTTACAAATATTACTGAATCATTCTTTAGGTTTGTTACCTTTAATAAAGTTCCAAACTTATAAGTCTTGTGTGCACATGTTAAACTATCTGCGTAAAATGTTTCTCCTGATGCTGTTTTTCTGCCTGTCCAATGCTGTCCATAATAGCTGACCGTACCTTTAACAATAGTTGGGATTGGATCAGTAAAACTAAATAGCATTGCTAATAATAAAATTGTTTTCATTTCTGTTTTCTTTGTTCTAAGTAATCTATAGTAAATCCTATAGCTACTATAATGTTCATACCAAAAGACATAAGTATCTCATGGATGTCAGCATATACATTCAGGGATAAATGTATATGCCCTACCATCCAAAATGGTATGGATAAGTTTTGGCTTATCCATACCAATAGATATTTAATAAAGTGCTTCACAATTACTTTTGATTAGTCACTGTATTAAAGGCTGCTGTACTGCCTGTCATCTTAAATTCATAAATTTCTGTATCACATGTAGTGTCATTAACTCTAATTCTTATAGAACTTGATGCTTTAAAATCAGCAAGAAACTCTGCATCTGAATTAAGATCATCTACCATAAATAAAGTTTTCCGATTGTCAGATACAGTACCTGTTAGATAATATCTTTGATACTCTCCATTAACTAAAAAAGAAACATCTACTATAACAGATTCATCACATACATATATTCCACCCATATAGAAAGCAATACCTTTATAGTTTTCTAATTTAAGAAATGCATCTTGACCGTCTTGTGTGTATGCTATATAATATGGAGTATCAAATCCATTGTCAATCTTTTTACTTACCCATTGAGAAAAAGAGTTTAATGTAAATAAAGTAGTTCCCGCTAATACCAATAATAATTTTTTCATTTTTTTAATTTTAATTTTTACCAAGATTGTTGATTAGT